TCCTGCTCATCCGCCGCCATCGGCCCGGAGCACTCCGCCAACACCCACACAAACCCCGCGATCGTCAGCGCCTGCCGGTGCAACAGCTCCCGCACCCGCTCCGCCATCGCCTCCACCACCTGCGCGCTGCCCGACGCTGCGGTATAGCAGCGCACATCGCGCACCACCTCCCGGCCCAGCGTCGTCTTGGTGTCCGCCGCCGTCTGGGCCACCGCCCCCGCCGTGATGATGTAGGGCAGCACCGCGTCCCCCGGCGCCCCGTCCACCGTGAAGATGGCCGGCTCCCCGCCGTACGTGCTCACCATCCCCACGAGCGTCGCGTCCCCCGCCAGCGCATCATAGATAGCCTGCGTAATCAAGCCTCACCCCTCCGCCTCTGCAACTGACAACTGACAACCGACAACTGACAACTATCCGTTAAACAGCCTCACAATATTCCGCAGGTTCTCAATCAGCGCCGGACGGATCCACGGCTGGGCCGGCGCCGTTTTGCTGCCGATCTCGATCCAGAAGCCATAATCGCCGCCCTTCTCCCCTGCCGGGATCCCGATCTTGCCCACGATCGCCTTCCCCTCCCGCCTCACGAAGCTCGTCAGCCGGTAGAGCGCCAGCACCATCCGGTACTTGCGCCCGAAGTCGGGCTCCCGGATCCGCAGCAACCGCCGTCGCGCGTCGGTCTCCACCACCTTCGCCGCGATCTCCATCGTCTCTTGCACATCCGCCGCGATCGCCTCAAAGACCTCGCGCTGCCGCCACTCCGTCACCCCGCTACCCATCGCGCCTCACTCTCCCCCTCGCAGGGTTTGGCTGCGACCCTGCGAGGGTTGGTCCGGTGCAACCCGTGACGTTTGACTCTCCCCAACTGAAAACCGACAACCGACAACTGACAACCGGTTCTCACGATCCCATCTCCGTCTGCGCTTCCTGCTGCCGCTCCAGGCAATCGACCTCCCAATGGTGCCCGGCCAGACTCGGTTCGCGCACCCCAAGCACCTCCACCGTCGTCTCCCCGCAGCTCACCAGGTCCCCGCGCGCCACGTCCGCCCCGGCTACCACATACAGCACGTGCGTGATCTGCTGCTCCTCGCTGTCCGCCACCAGCCGCTCATTCGTCAGCGCCGGCCGCAGTCGCCCGCGCACCGTCCCGATCTCCACGAACGCGATCGCGTGCCCGCCCTGCCCGTCCGGCACGCGCATCCGCCTCTCCACCACGAACTCGTTATTCAGCAGCGCCAGGAAGTTGCTCACGGCGTCACACCCGGTACCGGTTCAGCAGATCCTTCTCGCTCAGCAACAGCGCCCGGGCCGCGCTCACGCCCAGGACCCCCTCGCTGACGCCGCCGGAGGACTCCCCGCCGTAGGTGACCGAATAGTCGCCCAGCGTCATGGCGTTGATCCCGGCCACGCCGCCCATCGCCGCGGCCCGCAGCCCCGCCTGGAAGATGCGCGACGCGGACCGCGTGGCCACATCGCAGATGATCTCCGGGAGTGTCGCATAGCCGTAGCTGTAGGTCACCACGACCGACCCGGCCCCCAGCGCCCAGCGCCCGCCTTCCCGCAGCAGCTGCCCGTCCTGCGTCAGCGTGTAATCGTCGTCCACCGTCAGCAGCTCCCCGTCCTCAACCACGGACGAGACCTCCACCACCGGCAGCTGCGCCAGCAGCAGGTTGTACCGCGGGATCAGCACGTCGAACGTCTGCACGGCATCCGTCACGACCGGGTACAGCCACTGCCGGCAGTACTCCCGGATCGCCGCCGTCGCCGCGCCGATCGCCCGCTCCGCAGACGCTATCTGCTCCGGCTCGGACACAACAACCTGCAGCAGCAGCTCCATGTCGTTGACCGTGCAGAACATCGCCTACTCCTCGCTTGCCTTGAGCCACGCGTCAATCGCGGCGATCGCCTGGGGCGTCAGAAACCCCAGCCGCGCTACCCGCCGCGCCGTCCGCAGCGCCTCAAACGTCCGGACCCCGCGCTCCGCCAGCGCCCGCGCCGTCGCCTCGCCAACCCCCGGAATCTCCGTCAGATCGTCGCGCGCCTGGGTCTGCCCAGACGCGTCCGGCTGGGTCTGCCCAGACGTCTCCGGCGTCTGAGCCGCCTTATCCCCCTCCGGCTTGCGCACCTTGTCCTCCGGGGCCCGCCGCGCCTTCGGCAGCAGATACCCCTGCACCTCGGCATCCTCCCGGTACATCTTCACATACCGTCCCCCGCCCAAATGCACCCGCACCAACGGCCCTCGCTTCATCGCCGCCTCCCTTGCTGCGCATACTGCGCCAACACCGTTTCCTCATCGCCCCGGTGGCACTTGACGGTCCGCCCCGGCGCGATCTCCACTTCCACCAGCTGGCTCGTCTGCCGCCGCGCCCCGCGCATGCTGCCTGCGGGGAAGGTCCGCTTGTGGACGTCGGAGAGCCACGTCGCCGGCACGGCGCACAGCCGCGGCTTCACCCGATAGATCGCCCGCAGGAAGGCCAGCCGCGGCTCGGCGCTCTCGGCCAACTCCTCCACCAAGGCCGCCATCAGCGCCCGGCCCGGGTCGTTATCCCGCACGAAGAGCAGTTCGTGAGCATAGAGCGGCACTCGCAGATCGCGGATCAGCGCCGCGGTCCGCTGCCGCTCCTCGTCCGATCCCACGTCCGCCCCGGTCACGCCGTACTGATACAGCGGCGCCACCGCGTCCCACTTATCCAGGAAATGGCGGCCCGCGGGCAGCATGTCCCACGGCACACGGATCCCCGGCGCGACGAACACCGTCTTGTCATAGGGTGGGGGTCCCCACGGACCCGTCGTCACCTCAAGCCCCGCCGCCTTCGCCCGCGTCGCGATCCCCGCGTCTTCCCCGCGCAGCACCATCCCGTAGCTCATGCGCCCCCTCGCTTCCGCAGCGTCGCCACGATCGACGACCCCGCCGGGTTCAGTTTCGGCCCCCTCACGATCTCCCACTTCCGTTCGGTGTAGAACGCGTAGCGCGCCCCGTACTCCGTCGCCGGGTCGAAGATCTCCAACGTCCGCACGCTGAACTGCCAATAGTGCGTGGGATCCATATAGCTGGTGTCGTGCTTCCAGTGCGGGAGTTTCAGGTAGAGCTCGCCGCCGGGACGTAAGACCCGCCAGCACTCGTTCAGCGACTCGATCAGGTTCAGCCGCAGGTGTTCGAGCACCGCGTCGGCACTGATCTTGTCGAACGAGGCGTCCTCCCACGGCCACGGGAGATCGTTCAGATCCCAAACCACATCGATCTCCGGACGGTGCTTCACTCGGTCGTGGTTCACGGCCCCCTTCGCGGGCCGGTTGCCGCAACCAATCACGAGGAGGTCCACTGTCGCTCTCCTGCCACCACCGCAGCATAACCCGCGTCGAGCAGCGCCACTCGCAGCTCCTGCCAGTTGCTCACCAGGCTGCTGATTGGCCCCGCGTGGATCCGCACTAGGCGCGTCGGCATCGGCGCATACGGCACGCCGAGGAACTCGCAGATGCGCGCGCCGGCTTCCGGATTCAGCTCCTGCGCCTCATAGCCATGCTCCCGATTCGCCGTGATCTCCTCATAGGTCACGGGCAACACCGTCAACTCCGCGAGGAGCTTCTCCGCCGCCTTGTTCTGGCGGCCAAAGTGCACGAGGTAGCGGATCGCGTCTGCCGGCTCGATCGCCACCGGCTCGATCGCCACCGCTCCAAAGCTGTGCTGGGCCCGCTGCAGCGCACCCTCGCGCACGGCCCGATTCACGATCTGACTGATGGCCTGCCGTAGCAGGTTCTCCCGCCGCAGCCAGATCACGCGCGGCTTCGTCGTCGCCAGCCACGCCTGGACGTCGTCCTGAAACGCCTGATCATAGGTCAGCTTGAACCCGCTCACCCGGTAGCCCGTCTGGCTCGCTAGGACCGTCAGCAGCTCGGCGCGGTTTTCGCGGGTGAACGCCCGCCATCCGCTCGCCTGCCGCAGCGGTTCGCCGCGGTCGCAGTAGATGTCGGGGTGGTTGCTCAGGCAGTGTGACAGGAACGTGCCCCCCGCCCGCACCGGGGCCACGATCACCATCGGCGTCGCCAGGGACAACAGCGGATGATTCGCCGGGATCATCGCCGCCGCCCTCCGCGTGCCGGCTGCCGCCGGGCCTCGAACCGCTCTGCTGCCTGCCACGCCGAGGCGTCGTCCAGCCGCCCGGGCAGCATGCCCGACCAGCGCCGCGCCTCGCCGGGATAGTGCATCAGCCCTGCCGTCTCGATCCCCCGTGTGTAGCGCGGGAAGGTGTTCCACTCGTTGCCCAGCAGGTACACCTTCAGCGGCTCGGTGTACATCGCGCGCGTCAGGGCCCCCTGGTCCCGCTGCGCGTACTTCTCCCACTCCGTCAGCCAGCGGTTGAAGAAGCGCGCCACGCGCTCGTTGCGTGAAAACGCCCACACGCCGCCGTTGTACTGCGTCGTCCGCAGCGTCATCACGCGCTGCGTCGTGTCGTCGAGCTCGCGAACCGTCGCCCGGTTCTTCAGGAACCCGAACGAGTCCAGGTGCGGATCGGTGCAGATGACGAACTCCCAACCGTCTTCTATCAGCTGGAAGTAGAAGCTGATGTCGGCTACCACCTCGGTATCCGCGTCGAGGTAGAGAACGCTCTCCCACTCCGCCGGCGCGAGCTCGTAGGCGCGCAGCTTATTGCGCCGCGCCCCCACGTCGCTGTCCGGCTCCACCAGCAGCACGTCCTCCGGGCCGATCGCCCGGTCGCTGCACAGCGCGATCGGGATCTCCGGCATGTGCGCCTTCGCGCTCTCCATCATGCGCAGCGCGCTCTCCCGCGCCGGCTCCCCGAAGGCCACGCAGTAGATGCCGCGCTTACTCCCCGTGAAGTGGCGCGTCGGCACCTGTTCCGCTGCCTCGAGCCCGCCCTCCTTTGCCGTCGCCGGCGTGGCCTGCTCGCTCATCTGTCTAACCGCCTCCGCGTGCTCTTCGCACCATCGTTCGATCGTGTACTCGTCCGTCACCGCCCGCAGCGCCTCACGCTCCACCGCGCCGCGGCCCGCGATCGCCTCGCCCAGGGCCGCGATCAGCGACCCGCTGTCGCCACGCTCATAGCGCACGATCCCCGGCAGCTCAGGGAGCTCGTCCAGCAGCCCCACGCCGCGCGGGATCACCACGCTCACCCCGCATGCCAGCGCCTCCAGCGGCGGCATCGGCACCCCCTCCACCAGCGCCGTACAGACATAGATGTCCAGGCCCTGAAAAAAGGCCGGCATCTCCCGCCACGTCAGGTTCCGGGTCGGCACCGGCCATCCCCGGCCCGACGCTCGCCACTCCACCCGCTGCCCGATCTCCGACGCCACCAGAGCCGCGGCAAGGTCTTCGCCTTTGCGCCCATTCCGGTACGTGTACCCGCTGAACCCCGCCCGTAGGGGCGCAGCATGCTGCGCCCTCTTCTGCGGGACAACAAACCGCTCTCTCTCCACCGGCGGACGCACCTGCACCGTTGGGCCGAACCCCTCCAGATACCCCGCGTACATCCCCGCCGTCGCGATCCGCAGATTCACCCGCTCCGCCGTCCGATCGAAGAGCCTCGCCTTCGCGTTGCCCGGCGGATCGGTCTCGTAGTGCGTAAAGTAGGCCATCACCGGTGCGTCGGGCCACCTCTTGCACAGCTGGCTCTCGAAGTACGCGCTCAGATAGACCGCATCGTGCCCCGGCTCCGGCGCCGCACTCAGCGTCCACCCCAGATGCTCGGCCAGATACCGCGAAAACCGCGGGATCACTCGATCGTCGTTATGATTCCGGCACACCACGTTGACGCGCACTCGCCCTCCTCAAGGGTCCCCCTTCGCAAGGGCCCCGATTGCTCGGCATAACCTTGCGAAGGGGTCTCCGACTATCGACTATTGACTGTCGACTGTCCCCTAGCTCCCGCCCGCCAGGTCGATCTCACAGAACGCGCTCGGTCGGATCACGCCGAACGCTGCGCGCATCTCCGCCAGGATCGCGACCATGTTGCGGATGAAGAAGTCGCTGTGAGAGTCGCTCACCTGGATCGAAGCCGCCTCGCGGTCCCAGAGCACGGCCTTGCGGAAGTCACCCATCAACCCGGTGCCCTCCGTGATCGACTGGCTCTCGACCACCGGGACGCGCCACACGCGCGCGACGCCGCCCTCGGCGGGCCCGCCGTAGTAGTAGCGCCCCATGTCGTCGGTCAGCAGGTCGATGGTCTCCATGTCGTTCGGGTGCAGCACCAACGCCGTCGGGAACGAGCGTCCGGTCACCGCCAGCGCGGTACGCGCCCGGCGGATCGTGGTCAGCAGGTCCGTGGCGAACGCCTGGGTCAGGATCCCCGCGGTGTTCAGGATGCCGGTGTAGTTCTCCCCGGCCCCGTTGCCGTTGATGATCTGGTCCTCGAGCTCCTCGGCCAGGTCGTCCTGCAGCTCCTGGTCGATGATCCCGCGGATCTGGCTGGCGTCCGAGAGTGCACGCTTGGTCGCCGGGATCCAGACGGCGATCGTCTTCACCGCCTCCTGGACCTTCTCGAAGGCCAGCGATCCCTCGGGTTTCGTGCCCGAGACCTCGCCGGTCCCGCCGCTGTAGTCCGTGACGTTGGCCTCCGGCACCGGGGCCGCCTGCTGCACCTGGGTCGTCTGCCGCACGAACTCCACCAGGTCGCTCATGGTCTGCCGGCGGTTGAGCAGGGACAGGATGTTGAGCGGGTAGCGTCCCAACGGCTCGTAGATGCCGGTATAGTCTGTCTGCACGAACGCCCCGGCCGACGTGTCGCTCTCCCCCGTCACCAACGCCTTGCGCTGCAGCAGGCTCTTGAACTCCACCGGCGGCGAGACCAGGCCCCGCACCCCGTCAGGAATCCGGCCCGCCGGCGCCACCTGTGCCAGCCAGCCCTTGAACACCGGGCTCTCGACGAACCGCTCACCCAGCGTGCCGCGATCGGCGGCCTTCCCCGCTGCCGGGGTGTCCTCGCCTCCGCGCTGCTCGAACTCCGCGCTCAAGCTGTCGATCTGCTTGCGCATCGCGGCGTCTTCCTCCGCCTCCCGGAGCTGGCCCTTGATTTTGCCGGCCTCCTCCAGGAGGTTAGCGACCATCTGTCGCTCCTCCGCACTGAAGTCGCGCTCCTCGGCCTCCGCCTTCGCGGCGAGGTCGCGGGCCTGCTGCAGCAGTCCGTTCATCTTCTCCTTGAGATTCACCTCATCCCTCCATCTCTGCGATTGTGAGTTGAGCCAACACCACACTCGGAGAGACGCCGCTCGGCTTATCGTCGGGGGTGCCCCCCTCATCGACCTCGCCTTCACCGTCCTCTGAGCCACTGCCCTCGTCGTTGCCCGTATAGAGCGCCTCCATGCGCGCCTTGAGATGGGCGATCTCGTCATCCGTCAGGTCGCCGATCCCCTTCAGCGCCAGCGTGCGCGTCCCGATGCCCGCGCCCCGCGTCACCGGGGCCACGCCCCACACGTCCAGCCCTTTCAGCACGCGCACGTGCTCGCCGTCGATCTCGCCGCTCTCGGCGTGGTCGATCGAGAAGGTGTAGGACCACTCCTCGATCCCCCCCAGCCCTTTGAGCACGGCGTGATGCTCGCGACCGCCGGTCGTCTCCAGGAAGAAGCGCCCGTCCAGCCACGCCTCCTCGTCGTTTGCGTGGATCACCCCCTTCCCGACCGGCAGGCCATAGTCGTGATTCCACCCCTCGACGATGACCTCAGCCCCTTCGCGGAACGCGCCCGGTTCGGTCAGGTCCCCGTCGTAATCCACCACGTTGAAGCGCGCGAAGACCGAGCGGAAGGTCCCCTCGTCCCCATCCGCCTTCAGCTCTACCGGCGCGCGAAACGTCTTTTTCTCCATCGCTCCTCCTTCCTCTGCCTCGCCCCATTGCGTGATCCTGGTGGCCCGACTGTCGACTATGGACTGCAGACTGTCGACGGCCCTTCCAGCGCTTCCACCACTTCGCCAATGACGGCCTCCGGATCCTGCAGCATCGTGCCGCTGTAGCGCAAGACCCGCCACCCCAGCACCGCCGCCTGATTCAGCTTCTCCCGGTCGCTGTCCCGATTGTGGCGCCCGCCGTGCGGCGCCCACTGCCCCCCGTCGATCTCCACCGCCACCCGCGCTGCCGGCCACGCGAAATCAAAGGCCCACTTGCGCCGCGGGTGGAAGGCATACTGCTCCTCGAACTCCGGCGCCCGCGCCGGCGCCAATGTCCGCCACGCCAGCGCAAACTCCGTCTCCAGATCCCGCTTCTTCACGTGCCAAACTCCACGCTACACTGACAGTTGGCGTTCTCCTCCGCACTGCCCCGCGAATCGCCGGGCCAGCGCAGCCCGTTGGGGAAGCTCTCGCGGATCCCCACCGTCACCCCGTTCAGCGCCGCGTGGCTGTCGCGTGGGTTGTTGCTGTTGACGTGCCACGTCTTCGTCCGCAGCCCCCCGGCCCGCGCCCCCTCGCTCGCCCCGAAGTTGCTCGCCGCGGTCACGACGCCCACCGCCTGGCGGACCGCCCACACCGCCACCGCCGTCGCGAACAACCCCTTCACGGCGTTCCGCGGATCTGGCCCCGTCAGCGCCGCCTCGAGCTCGTCGCGCACCTGGTCATTGATGTACGCCGCTTGCACCCGCGAGTGTTCGTCGAGCCACGCGGTCATCCCCGCCTCAAATGCCGTCTCGTCGACCTCCACATCGAGCCGCTTCAGCAGCAGCAGTCCCCACGCGCCGGCGACAAGCAAGTTCAGCTTGAACAGATCGGCCCGCAGCTCGCGGGCCCAGCGTTCCTCGTCGAACCACACCGACCCGACCATCGCCTTGCCGTCCTCGTTCAGCTCGATGAGCGCGTCCGGCACGCGGCTCACGATCGCCGCCTCCTGCCGCCGGTAGTAGCGGCTCAGCACCTCCCGCGCCTTGGCCTCATACGCCTCCCGCATCTCCGGCACGTAGCTGTCCAGCGCCCGCGCCTTCTCCTCCCGATGCCGGGTCTCCGCCAACGGGGACCGCTCTTTGCCCGGGGCCGCGTCCCGTGGGCTCGCCATCCCCCCCACCAGCACGTTAAGCGGCGTCACCAGATCGTCCCCGTCCTCGACGCTCGGCAAGTTCATCCGCGCCCGGGCCTCATTCGCCGTCATCCACGGTCGGCCCACCGCGCTCTGCAGCGCCGCGGTCTGCTCGCCGAAGTCGCCCTTGAGCTTCTCGGCGATGTTGAACTCGCAATACACCCCGTCCGCGTCGCCCAGCCGCGGCAGCAGCTGCAGGTCGATCTCCTCCTGGATCATCGCCAGCCACGGCCCTAGGCTGTCCTGGTAGAGATGCTTGTGCTGCGCCTCGATGTTGGAAAAAGTCGCGTGGTCTAGGATCCCCACCAGCGGCAGCGGGATATGGTAGGCGCGCGTGCACTCCTCCCGCGTCAGCTTCCGCCCCGCCAGGTACTCCGACTCCTGCGCGTTGAACTGCGCCACCTGCCACTCCATCCCCTCTTCGAGGATCGCCGTCCTGCCGCTGGCCTCTGCCCCGCTGTAGAGCGCCTCGAACTCCGCCTTGAACCGCTGGCGTGCCGTCGGCGTCCACTCCGGCGCCCCCGCCGGTCGGGTGATGATCCCGTGCATCCGTGCCGCGTTGCGCCAGAAGTGCTCGCGATACGTCCCCGCGGCGTGCTCCTCCGCCAGGATGCGCCGCAGCGTCTCGAGCGGCGATAGGCCCACGATCCCGCTGTCGGCGTTGTAGCCGTGGAAGTGCACGATCTCCTCCCGCGGGATCTTGATCGTCTTCCCCTGCAGCCGGATCTCGTATGCCTCCGGCATCAGCCCGCCTTTCACATGCACATACGGCGGCGGGATCCGCAGCAGCCCCAGCTGCGGGCCCGTGACCATCAGCCAGTAGGCGTTATCGTAGATTGCCAGGTCGCTCACCAACGACGAGATCAGCCGGTAGCGCGTCACCTTGTACTCGCGCGGCAGCGGCTGAGCGATCACACGCGCCAGCGCGTGCTCCCGCAGCCGCTCGCGGTCCGTGTCCGAGACGCGCCGGAAGACATGCAGCCCCAGCTGCGCGATGTTCCGCGCCAGGAAATCCACACACGTGCGGACGTTCGGCTGCGTCCTGTAGATCGCGGCATAGTCGTAGCTGTAGTCGTTGTACAGTTGCAGACGCCCGTAACTATGCGTCGGCCACCAGGCCGGCTGTACGTCCGCCAATTCCCCCCGCGTCAACACAAATGGCATCGCACCACCGCCTCGATCGCCTCACGCACCTCCGACCTGGTCACCCGCATCCATCCTGGCATTCTAGCCATCAGCTCACCACCTGGATGAACTCCACATTCTCGGCGGGGATCACCACCTCCCCGTCGACGCTCACTGCCTCAGCCCCCGGCCGCAGCATCTCCGCATTCCGCAGCACCAGATACCCGTGGCGCCTCCGCCACAACACCCCCCGGAACCCCTGCCCCGACCGCGTGTTCACCACCACCCCCCGCAGCTCCGGATAGCGATCAAACAGTCGCACTACGTGCCTCCTGCGACGGGTTGCCCACAACCGCACTCGCACAGAGGGGTCTGATCTGATCTCTCAGTCATGTCGTCATCAATCCCCTTTCCTCATACACGCTCCGCTTGGGCCCCTCGTGCCGCGTTGCCCGGTCCAGCGCCATAATCAGCGCCACCATGCCGTCGATCTTCTCCGTGCTCTTCTCCTTGTCCGGCTTGATGTTGCCGGCAGGATCCTCGCGCGCCACCAGGTTGTCGGCCATCCACGTCAGTACCGGGTTGCTCCCGTGGGCCAGGTTGTGCCCCAGCACCAGCTTCTCCAGCTCCTTCATCGGCGCGCTCATGCTGGCAAACCCCTGCCCGAACTGCACCATGAACTCCTCGCCACCCATGTCCATCAGCTGGCTCTGGATCTGCGCCGCGCCCCAGCGATCAAACGCGATCTGCTGCAGATCGTAGGTCTCGCGGTCGCTCGCGATCTGCGCCAGCACATAGTCATAGTCAACCACGTTGCCTGGCGTCGCCGTGATGAACCCCTGGCGCACCCAGGCGTCGTAGGGCACCCGATCGCGCCGCACCCGCTCGTGCATCGAATCCTCCGGGATGAAGAACCGGCACAGCACCTGGTAATCGTCCCCGCTTACCTGCGGCGGGAAGACTAGCACGAAGGCCGTCACATCGGTCGTGCTCGAGAGGTCCAGCCCCCCGTAGCACGTCCGCCCGCGCAAGCCGTCGGGATCCACCGCCGTCCCGCACGCCCGCCAGTGTTCCAGGTTCATCCACTTGGTCTCCGCCTGCGTCCAGATGTCGAGCTCCAAGCGCTGAAACGCATTCAGCGCCGCCGGCATTTCCTTCGCCCGCAGCGCCTTGCGCCGCATGTCGTCCCGCTTCTTGGCGACACCCAGGTTGGGATTGGCCTTCAGCCAGACCCCCTCGTCCTCCCAATCGTCGCCCTCGTCGATCGTGTAGATGATCCCGAACCAACTGTCATCCGCTATCACCCCGTCAAGCACCTTCTGCGTGTACTCGTGCTGCGACCAGAACAGGCTCTGCCGATCAAAGCCGCTCGTCGAGATCCCGAACATCAGCGGCTGCCGGCGCGAGCCGGTCGCCGTCTCGAGCAGGTCCCACGTGTCGCGCGTCTTGTGGGCGTGGATCTCGTCGACCAGCGCCCCGTGCACGTTCAGGCCGTCCATCGTGTCCGCATCGGCCCCCAGCGGCTCGAACTTGGAGGCCGTGTCCGGGATATGGATGTTGTCCTTGAAGATGCGCACCTCGCGCCGAATCTGCGGGGACGCCTTCGCCATCCGCGTCGCCTCTGCGTGGCTCAGCCGCGCCTGATCGCGCTTCGTGGCCGCCGAGTAGATTTCCGCGCCCGGCTCCCCGTCCGCCACCAAGAGATAGAGGCCGATCCCCGCGGCCATCGTGGTTTTCCCGTTTTTCCGCGCGACCTCCAGGATCGCCGTCCGGAAGCGCCGCGTCCCGTCCTCGCGCTTCCACCCGAAGATGTTCCAGATGATAAACTGCTGCCACGGCTCCAACATCACCGGCCGGCCCGCCCACTCCCCCTTGGAGTGCTTGAGCAGCGAGAAAAACGCGATCACCACCTGCGCCGCGCGCTCGTCGAACCACAGCCCGCGCTCCTCGCCCGTCTCTCGATCGCGCACATAGCGCTCGCACGCCAGCCGCACCCAGCGGCACACCGGCACCTTGCCCGCGAGCACCTCCTCCACGTACCGCTCCGCCGTCACCTCAATCCCCATCGCGCGCTCCCTGGGCAGCCGCACGGCTGAACCGGACGGCGATCACGAATGCGTCGCGACGAGAGCAACCGCCGTCCCGCAGCAACCGATAGTGCCGCAGTAGCGCCCATGCCACGTGCCACCATAGGTCGAGTCCCCGCCGCCGGCGTAGCCTGAACTCACTCACCTCAATCCCCATTGCCCACCAGCTCCGGCACCAAGCCCATTCCTGACAGTCTCTCCAGGCTGACCGCTACATACTCTGGAGAGATCTCTATGCCACGACCCCGGCGCCCGAGTCTTTCGCACGCCACCAGTGTGGTCCCCGACCCACAGAATGGCTCGTACACGACCGCCCCAACCGCGCTGTGCGCAAGTAGCGCGCGTTCTGGTATCCCCAAAGGAAAAGCAGCCTCGTGCCTTGTGAGAGGTCGATCGTCAACCTGCTCTGTTCTTGTGTCCCATACTGCCCGACTGCTGATTGCCCACATGAACCGCTGATCCCCTTCTCCCCCTGGCAACCGCATCGTCCACAAGTATTCCCACTCCCCGCCAACGTCTTCATCGAGTGCGTACATGTCTAGGTTGCTCGCATCACCATGCCCCCCAGGAAGCCTCCATAGCCAAAGATGCTCCCACTCTTGATGATGTGGTATGCTGGTTCGATAAGTCCAGAACGGCTGCTGCAGACGACTGAAGGGCTTGAACCAAACACGCTGTGCGTATAAGTCGAAGTCACGCTCAACATGGAAAATCTGCCAATAGTCCTTGCTTATCGGATAGACGCATTGACGCTGGCTTCCCGTCAAAGTGCGTGTGATCTTCTGCGCAGCAATCTCACCGAAGTTCACGAAGAAAAATCCCCCGGGCTCAATGGCAATAAGCGCCTGATCTGCCATGCCCCTCAACAGAGCTAAGTGCTCAGAGAAAGACACACCAACCTCGTAGCCTTTACCAACAGCATAAGGAGGCGACGTAACACCTAACCAAGCCTTTTCATCTCCAATCACCAGCGACACAGCCTCGGCATCTGTGCAGTCACCACATACAATCCGATGCTCTCCAACTCGCCACAACTGCCCGCTCTCAACTCCCCACTTCTCACGAAGATCTGCTGCAATATCCACCCGGGCTCCGGGGTCGTCTTGTTTGCCAGCGTTGCCCATCAGCTCTTTCATCCGCGCCGTGCCGCCAGCCGCAACGGCTCGCAGCTCCACGTCGTCCACCGCTCCCAACAGCGCTCGAAGCTGTGCATCATCCGGCTCGCTCAGCCGCGCGGTCTCGTTGTCCGCGGCCATATACGCCAGCACCCGTGCCTCGTCCCAGTCCTCCGGCAGGCGCGTCGCGCTGATCTCCTTCCAGCCTTCCTCGCCTGCCGCTAGCGCCACCCCGTGCCCCGCAACGATGTAGCTGCGCCATACCACGATGTCACGCACTTGCCCGAACGCCCGTAGACTTCTCCGCAGCTCCTCGACCTGGCTCTTGGGGTGCGCGTTATAGTTGCGCGGATGGGCCTCCAGGCCCTCCAGCGTCACTCTCGCCCCACGCTCAATCGCCATCGCTCATCGTCCCCGCCAAGGCAAAAAGCTGCTCAGCCAGACTCGGCTCTTGCTCCTCGACCATCACCTGCAACCGCGAACGCTCCGCAGGCGTCAGGCCGAACTCTCCGAACATCTGGCGCATCTGATCCCACGCGCGATTCGCCACATGCAGATACGGGTTCTGATAGAGATTGCCGGTCGCCTTGGAGAGGAGCACCGGCCCAGACTCCTTCAGCTTCGCCTCCGCCTCCATCCAGCGACCGGCCGCCACACAAAACATCGCCAGCGCGTACTTGTCGACCACCGTGAAGAGCCCCGCGCTCAACAGCAGCCGCCCGAGCTCCCGCCAAATCTCCGCCGCGCGCTTGTCCAAGTAATCCGGGACGTTCAGCATTCGCCCCGGAGCCTCGAACTGCGGCTCGGCGTCGTTCAGCTTCCTCTTCCCCGGATTCCCGGCCAACTTCTTCAGCTGCGTTGGCTTGGGACTCGGCCCCGGCTTCCCCATCTCATTTCCCCCCCCTAGGGGTTCCAACCTGCGGCCGCATACGCTGGACTACCCGCGCGGTCGCACATATGTTCTAGTTTTGCGATTAAGACGCCCTCATCCCTCACGGGCACGCCCTCCGAACAGCTGCCCGCCGGCAGCGTGGATCTGCGCGTGACACAGGTCGCACAGCGCTTGAAGGTTGATCGGATCATCCGATCCGCCTTGCTGCTTCGGCAAGATGTGATGCACCAACGTCGCGCGCTTGCGCCCGCACCGTTCACATAGGGGCCGATCGGCGAGGACCCTGTCGCGGATCTCCCGCCACTGTGCGCCATAGCCCCGCTGGGTAGAGCTCCCGCGCCGCTCGTCCTGGCGCTTCCACTCCTGCGCCTGGTGCGCGTCGCAGTAACGCCGGTTCGGATCGGTCACCAACCCCGGACATCCTGCCACACTGCAGGGCCGCGACGCGCGTCTGGGCATCTCATTCCACCTTCAGCATCTGGCACACCCGCGTCAACGCCTCGGTGTTGCCCTTGAGCGCGTCGACCAGCTCGCGACGTTGCTCGGCAATCTCCTGAGCATATCGGGTGGCCTCCTGCAGGCGGCTCTCCCACGTCCGGTTCAGCATCCACATCGCAAACACCGCCATCGCAAGCGGAGCAGACTGCTCGAAAACGAGCTTCACCACCTGTTCGAAGGTCACTGTCTCTGCCCCCATTCGCGCAACTCCGCTAGATCACCCGGCTCGAAGTCGAAATCGGGCCAGCCCCACTGGCCATACGCGAACAGCGTCGCCCCGATGCAGCGGTTGCCATGCTGAGCATTCCAGGCGCGCAGCCGCTGGTTGAAGACGTCAATCTGCTCCACGTAGTAACTGAATGGCCCGCACGAGCGCCAACCCTTGCCACTGTCGAAGTTCTTGCCTTCAACATCGCGAGCGAAGACGATGCCGCTCTCGCCCAGGTAGTACCGCGGATACACGCCGTGTTGACGGAACACCGCGTCCCACGCCTGCCAGCGGCCCGCGTGATAGGGCCAGTGTTGCTCCAGGTAACTCGGCGACGGTCGCAGCCGGTTGCCGGTCCAGTAGGCGTGATAGCCCAAGTAGTGACCGTCCGCGTGAGCCTTGCGGGCAGCTGGCAGCAGGTGGATCACCTCGTGCTCGCCCGGGTTGCCGATGGCCACGGTGAGGATCCCCGCGTGCAGCTGGTCACCATAGCGCCGCTTGACCGCGTCGGCGAAGTAGCAATCAAACTCAACCGCGGCGAAGATCTGCGGCGAGTTAGTCCCGATCACTTCGTTGACGCTCTCGATCACGTCGATGTGGGCCAGGACCTCGGCCTCCGTCATCCCCGCGTTGCGGGCGTGAGCGTTGATGTGCAGCGAGTAGTCATCCAGAAACGCCTCAGCGCTTGCCCGCTTGTTCGCCACGTTGACCCACTCGCCGTCATTGTGCACGTGTCGGCGGTAGATGATCAGCGACTGCGGGTTAAGCCGCTTGGCGTCGATGCACTGCCCGAGCTCAAAAAACTTCCCCAGGGTGGGCCTGGCGTCGCGGTGATACTCGACCCAGCCCGCCTTCGGGAACCCCGAGTGCAGGCCGATCAAGTTGTTGCTCGGTAGGGGGGGAGACTGTGGCTCACTCGGCACCGGCGTCGGCGGCTTGGGCTCCGCGCTGGGCCAGTCGATCATCTCCGTCGGGTTGATGTAGCTGCCGTTGACACGCACATCGAAGTGCAGGTGGTCGCCGTAGCTCGTGCCCGTGTTGTCGGGCCGGCCCAGCTTGTCCCCGCGATTGACCTGGTCTCCCGTGCGCACGTAGACCCCGCCCTGATCGGTGGGGATCAGATGTGCATATCGCGTGACCACGGTATCGCTGCCATGCTGGGCCCTGACCTGCACCTGATAGCCGAAGTACTCCCGTCCCGGCTCAACCCCCGCGAGGATCACCTCGCCGTCGATCGCGGCCAGGATCTCGGTGCGCCACGCGCGCCAGGAGCTGCGTAGATCCACCCCGTAGTGGAAGATCGTGCCCCTGGGCCCATACGGGCTCGTGATCACCGGCGGCAGATAGGTGGTCGGATAGGTGAACCGCAGCTCACCCGGCTCCGGTGGGCCCGGGATCACCGGCGGCCCCTGGACGAACCTGGCAAAGCGGATGTCGATGACGCCACGATCGCGGAGATACTGGCCGATGTTATCGGGCCAGCGCTGGGCATCCCACACCCGCACAAACGACCCGGGCAGCGCCGGCGCCACCAAGCGCGCGGCATCATCCGCGCTGTACACCACGCTCTCCCGCGGGGCGTGCAGCGCCTCGAGCACGTGACGCAGCTCGTCGACGGTCGCGTCCTGCGGCAACAGGTTGGCCACCGCGACATAGTCCACCGGCTCAGCGTGACCGGACACGACCACCGCGTCGACCTCCACCGCCGCCCAGTAGACGTCGGTGTGGTTGAACGGATGGTCCGGTCGCGAGCGGAGGAACACCGTCACCTCCGACGCCGGCAGGCCCACCGTGACGCTGATCCAGCCGTGAGCGTCGTAGATGCGCCCGTAGGACCATGTCACCGTCGACGCCCACGGATCGATGCCGCCCGTCGGATCGATGCCGACGAACATATCGAGCCCCGGCTGTCCGTTGCGGATCCGGTGCCAGTTGCCGGCCTCATCGTGATGCTCGCTCACGCGTGCGTTGTGGCGCTGCGAATACCATGCGTGCCCCTCAGCGCGCGCCGTGACCAGCTGTGTTCCCGGCGGCACCTGGAACCGGCGATAGTACCCGGCATGGTGTCTGGAGAACTGCTTGAAGATCTTCAGCCCCCGCACACCGTTGGTGCGGGGAGGATCCAGGTAGGGAGGCTCCGCTGAGATCACCTGCATCTCGGGCCGCAAAAGCCCCTGATCGGCGCACTCCTCCCAGAACGGCACCCAGCTGCCGACCGTCGTGATCTCGGCGATGGGCGTGCCGTCCGGCCGCGTCGCGTGGCAAACCGGCCCGGTAAACTCGTCGCGTTCGACCGTCCTCATGCGTCACGCTTCCGCGGGAGGGCCCCGCCGCGATCCAGCAGCGACCAAACGAGCCACGACCCGCCCAGGAAGGCCAGCCACGCGTTAAACGCCTGCCCGACCACCGACCAGCCGAACGACCCGATCTCCAGATCAAAGGCCCCGGCATAGTTCAGGCCCACCAGCGCGATCACCGCCAGCAACCCGGCGCCGGCGACCGCCTCGCGCTTGTACGCAAAGGGGTCCCAGATCTCGGCGAAGCGTGGCACGAACTCGATCGCCACCATCAGCAGCACATAGACCAGCCCAGCGACCCACTCGCCGGACAGGCTGGGTGGGGGTAGAGGGCCGATCTCCTGGGCCGCAGCCAACTGAGGAACCAACACGAGGAGCAACACCAACGCCAATACCTTGACACCGCGCATCACGCCCTCCCTTAGTACACAGAAAGCGCCGGTGCGAACGCTGCACACGCAGCGACACAACCGGCGCTATGGGATCTACCTCCAGTATACCCGAACGCATGTTCGGGTTCAACTACAGCTAGCGTCCTCCTCGATCACCATTTCCCCGTCGCGCATCTCGTACAGCCGCCCGCCGTAGGCGCGCCACACCGTCCCCGTGTTGTCCAGCACCTCCATCCCGCTCACGTCATCGCGCGCCAGCAGCCGCTGCATGTATGCCGCCGTGAACTGCGTGCCGGCAGGCCATGCCCCGTGCGGATCGTACAGCACCATATACTCCCATACATCCGTCTCGACCCGATTGCGATAGACGAGAGCCTCCTCCGGGTAACGCTCCAGCGCCGCCACGGCATCGGCCACCGGCACGCACAGCCACCGCCCGCCGCCATGGCCCGCACGGCTCACCAGCCCCAGCGCCTCCAACGTCTGGCCCAAAATCGCCACCTCCTCGTTCCACAGGCCCAGCTCGCGCAGCCGCTCCTGCCGCAGATCCCCACCGCACGCCTTCACCGCCGCGATCGCCTTGCGCTTAGGGAGATCGTCGATCACGTTCACTCCGCCTCCTGCAGCATAAACGCGGGCAGCTTCTCCCGGCGACCGGCCTCATCCTCCACCACCGCCACGCGCCCCTTCGCGCCCCACTCGACGATGACCCCGCGTTTCCCGGCCCACGTCACCGCGGACCCCGCCGGCAACGGCGTCGCCGTGGGCGAGGTGCGCTCGGGAGTGTGCGCTCCAACGCCGCCACCGCCTCGGCCACCGGCACGCACAGCCACCGCCCGCCGCCATGGCCCGCACGGCTCACCAGCCCCAGCGCCTCCAACGTCTGGCCCAAAATCGCCACCTCCTCGTTCCACAGCCCCAGCTCGCGCAGCCGTTCCTGGCGCAGATCCCCGCCGCACTGCACCAGGGCCCGCACGGCCTTGGATCTACTCAGCGAGTCGATCATCGCTCGCCCTGAACAGCGGCATCTGCATCTGCTGCAGCCGCGGCGACAAATAGAGAACCTCGATCGCCCGACCGGTGGACCTGGTGCGCACTTCGTACTCGACCCTCGTCCAGTCCGCGTAGAGCTGATCATAGAGCGTACACGGGTAGGAGCTGACGATCACGCCGCCGGCAACCGCGTGCAAAATCGCCGCCAGCTGTTTGTGGCCATCCGTGTCCATCTCATGCATGTACTCGACCGCGTGCGAGCTGCTGCGCGTCTCCTGGGGGTAGGGTGGATCGACGTAGAAGAGGGTCGTTGAAGCGTCAAAGCGCTCGATCACGGCGAACGCCTCATCACATTCGATCTGCACCAGCCGCATCCTCTGCACGATCTCCCACAGGTGATAGGTCTCGGCCCAGTTGCGCACGAACGCCTTACCGCGGCTGTTGGTCACATCGTAACGCCACCCGGAGCGCCACCTAGCGTTAGCCCCTCGCGATTGCCAGGCCCTGACGTAGTAACGACGCGCCCGCTCGATGGGCTCGTCGCACGGCTCGTAGGCCAGATCGAGCTCGGCGCGCGAGAGCGGCGTTAGCTCGATGCGTCGCACCAGCTCATCGGGCTCCTCGCGCAACTGACGGAAGAAGTTGACCACGTCGCGATCGAGATCGTTGTAGACCTCGAGGTAGCTTGGTGGCTTCTGCAGCAGGATCGAGGCCGACCCGCCGTAGGGCTCGCAGTAGAGATCGTGTGGCGGCATCAGCTCGATGATCCGCGACGCCAATCTCCACTTGCTGCCATAGTAGCTGATCGCCGGCCGGCTGACCTGCATCACCCCGCCTCCCGCAGCATAAACGCGGGCAGCTTCTCGCGGCCCCCGGCCTCATCCTCCACCACCGCCACGCGCCCCTTCGCGCCCCACTCGACGATGACCCCGCGTTTCCCGGCCCACGTCACCGCCGATCCCGCCGGCAGCGGCGTCGCCGTGGGCGAGGTGCGCTCGGGAGTGTGCGATCCATCCCCCTCCGCCACGGCCAGCACGTGCTCCGCCAGGCGCGTGGCAGCCGCGGCCAGGGCCTGCCATTTATACTCGCCCGACCCGATCCCGGCCCCCAGCTTGAGAACCTCGCGCGCCAGCTCTGCCGGATCCGTGTGGGCCCTGTAGACCCGTGCCTCGCGTTCCTTCGGCGTCAACGACGGCGCCCAGGGGTGAGGGGGCTTCGGCGACTCGGGCGCCTTCGCTGCAGCGATCGGCTCATGTGCCGGCTCGGGCTCGGGATCCGGCTCAGCCTTACGCTCCACGGGCGTGAGCGAGGGGACCCACGAAGAAGACGACAAGCTCTCGCGCTCTTTCTGTCTCTGCTCCTCGCGCCGCTGCTCGATTCTGGTGAGCAGATCGCGGTCCATATCGCAAGCATCGTCGTTCAGCCCAGGATACGGCTTTGTCTCACGAGGTTCTGTGTGCACAGATTCCGCCGCCCGCGCCTCATTCGCCTCCGCGATCGGCGCCGTGTCCATCGTCGACACCGTCCCACCTCGCTCAAAGGTCCGCTGTCTGGAAACGTTTCCAGATGGCGGCATCTCCGCCCGGATCTTCGCCACCAGCGGATGGCTCACCCGGCACCGCCGCGCGATCTCCCTGTCCGACCACGCCGCCCACTCCTCATCCGCCAGCAACCGCGCCACCGAGCGCCGCTTGTCCTCGTTCGAGCGCCGTAGCCCGTGCTGAGCGTTGGCCCCCAGGCTGTGCAGCAGCGCATCCCGCCGGCTCCCCTCGTGTACCTCAGCCAGGATCTGCGACTGCCCGCGGATCGTGCGCGCCGCCTCCACCCGGTGCCAGCCGTCGGCCAGCCAGAACTGCGCCCCGTCGTAGTAGACCGTCACCGGTGGGAAGGTGTCGCCGGCCTCCATCGCCTGCGCGTACTCCTCCACGAGCCCCTGGTCCATCGCCGCCCGCGGCTGCAGCTCTTCATCCAGCCGGATCGTGTCCAGGTAGAGCGTCCGCGTCTCAACCTCCATCGCGCACCACCCCCTCCAGCGCCCCCACGTGGCGCCAGAAATCGACCGTGTTGCCGCGCAGCCGCGCCTCGCTGATCGCCCTGACCAGCGCCGTCAGCCGCTCATAGCGCTCCACCATCTCCCCCAGCGCCACCGCGTCCGCCGGTGCCAGCGGCTTGAGCGTCGCCGCGGCCAGCAACAGCTTGGCATTCTGCGTCTCCAGCTGGGTCAGCGCCTGATCCAGCGGCCCGCCGAATGCCGACGCCTCCAGCATCTGCCGCGCCTCTACCCGCGTCATCTCAGCCATTCCGTCCCTCCTCACGCTCTGGTCCGATCACATCCCGCACCGGCGCCACGTAGGCCACGCCCCGCCGGCTCCTGAACCGTCCCCGGCCGCCCCGGATCCGCTCCAGCCGCCCGACCCGCGTCAGCTCCGGATAGACCCGCGCCGCAGTCCGCACACGGTACCACTCGCCGATCACCAGCCACCGCCGCCCCATCAGTCCGCCCGCCGCTCCCGGGTCTCGAAAAACCCGCGCAGCTCGGGCTCGTTGCGCATCAGCTCCCGCGCATACAGCGCGGTGTAGTTGTTGTTGAGCTTGTAGGGCTCGCCCCGCGTCTGCACCGCGCTGTGATACCGCAGCACCTCCCACAGCATCTTCATCCCGCAGCGCGCGTTGCCGGCGCGTTTGTACTCGAGTGCCATCTGCCGCAGCAGCCGGTAGATGTGCGGGTTTGCCCGGTGGAAGATCCCGAACGACTCCTCGATCGTCATCCCCGTCTCCGTCGGCACCCGGATCGGCAAAAATTCAAACGCCATCTGCTCACTCATGACCACCTCGCCTCCAACGCCTCGCGCGTGACCCGCTCCCGCCGCTCCGCAGCGGACTCCGCCGGTGGCTGCTGACGACGCGCCACGCGGGCCGCAGCCAGGAAACCCGCGTGCGTGATCCAGCTCCCCGCCGGCGTCGCTGCATAGCGCAGCCACCCCTGCACCGCCGCCAGCGCCTCCGCACCGGTCCACCCGCCCGCGAGCGCCGCCTCGACCGCATCCCGCGCACCCTTGCCCTTCGCCGTGCGCTCCGGCACCCGCGCCTCAACCAGCGCCGCCAGTGCCTCCTCCGCGTCCTCGTCCAGCGGGAGGTTCAAAATTTGCACCTCGCCAGTAGTAGGAGTTGTTTCTTCTGGAGAATCATCAGTAAGAGAAAAAGAAGAGAAACTACTACTACTCCGGAGGTGCAAATTTTGTACCTCGTTGTCGGCCTCGATTGCGTCAGCGTCCTCCTCCGCAATCTCAGAGGGCATCACAAAGGGCAACTGGCGCGCCACCGAGGTGGGGAGCCAGCCCCCGTAGCGGCTCGACCGCGCCGCCAGCCCCAGAAACTCCAGACGCTGCAGCGCCGCGGTCACGCTGCCCGGCGAGTAGGTCGTGATCGTTGCCAGCTCATTCCGCCCCAGCGGCCGCCCGATCCCCAGCAGCGTGCACAGCACAAACAGCGGCGCGCCCTTGAGCTGCGCCATCACGCTCGACAATTCCCTCGGATCCATCGACATCTACGTCCTCCTCACGATCCCACCCTTCGCAGGGTCGCGGCCAAACCCTGCGAAGGGCAGACCTCTGCAACTGACAACTGACAACTGACAACTGGAAACTACCCGTCAGGGATGCACAAACCGCCACGGATTCTGACACCCATCGATAATCCCCCGCGCATACTCCTGATCCGTCGTGAACGCCGTGATCAACCGATCGGCCGCGCTCAGCACCACCACCGCCCAGCTGTGATCCGGCATCCCGCACACATACCGCGTCCGCCCATCAGGGCAGTCGTAGCGGCAATAAGCGCCGTTTCGCCGCACATGATCCCAAGCGAGCCGCGAATCAGGATGCTCCAGCGCGTGTGCCGTCAGCGGCGGCAGTTCCACCGGCGGCGCCTCAGGCATCGCCGCGCTGCCCGGCACCCGCCGCAGCAAACTCCCCAACACGATCACCGTCACGATCAACACCAGCAGCATCAACGGCCACACCCGGGCCCCCGGGCCATCCTGCGTCGTCCCCACCGTCACCACGGCTCACCTCCTCATCTACGCCCGTCACGTCCACCTCGATCACGTCCTCGCACCACGCGAAATCCCCACGCAGCACGTCCTCGCGGCAGCCCTCCACAAACGGACACAGCCGGCACCCGTCGCTCACGCGCACCGTCGGGTGCAACTTGCGCCCGATCCACGTCGCCACCGCCGGCCCCGCCGGCGTCTCGGCCTCGCGATGCGCCAACACCCGCGCCTCCGCCGGCGTGATCCCCGCATAGGCCGCCACCGTCTCCAACGTCGCGTCATAGTGCGGCCTCGCCGCGTCCAGCATGCGCAAGCTCATCAGCGTCGTGTGCGCCAGCCCGATCGCCTGCTCCTGCTCGAGCACCGTCTCCCCGCGCTCCGACTGCAACCGCACCAGCAGCGCCCCCAGCGCGCTCATCCGTCCGCGCGTCTTCGTGCCGATCCGCAGCACCACCCCGTGCCCCTGGGCCGGCTGCGCCATCAGCGCCATTACCATCGCCTCCGGGATCCGCAGATAGCGCGCCAGCGACGCCCGGGTCTTTCCCCACAGATAGGCGCGCCGCTTGCGTAGCCCCATCAGCGCCTTGTAGGTGATCCCGATCGCCGCGGCTGCCTCCTCCGCCGTCTGCCCTCGCCCGTGGCGCTCAGCCTCGACCCACTCCGCCAACAGCGTCTCCACCCTACGCCTCTCCCTCTCCGTGGTCCCCGTGCACCGCCAACGATGCATGGATGCGCCGGCGCGCATCGTTCAGCCGCTCCAGCGCATACACCAACGCCTCGAGCGGCTCGTCGACGTTCAACCCCTGCAGCTCCCGTCCCAGCCCGTACAGCGCCCGCACCACGACCTCCGGGTCGAAATACTGGGCTTCTTGTTCCTCGCTCATTCCGTGCCTCCCCAGTGCGTCTGTGATCGATCCTGATGCTTTTGACCCAACACCCCGGATAACAGCCCGTGCGCATCGTCCAGGGCGTCCACAAGCGCCGTCAGCTGCACTTGTCCGGCCCCCACCAACACTGAGAGCGCCGGCGCCCGCCGCGCCACCTGCCGCAGCCGGATCGCCAGGATCCCCGCGGCCTCCTGGGCCGTCGCGATCCTGCCCGACGCCCGCTCCAGCGCCTCCAGCTCCTCGGACTCGGCCTTGGTGGGCCTGACCATCACAGTTCCAGCCTGTCCGCGAGCTCCTCATAGTCCATCGCCACCGCCCGCGCCTCCGCCGCAGCATCCACCGCGTAGGTCGCCAGCGTTCCCAGCCCCGCCGCCGCGATCACCAGCGCCAGGACCCCCACCACCATCCACGGCGAGCACGGGCCCCGCCCGGCCAGGCTCCATAGCCCCGCCCACAGCACCATGCCCAGCAGGATCGTCACCGTGCCGTAGACGTACGCCCATAGCCGCCGTAGCCTCCCCGCCTCGTCGGATGCCGCCGGCAGCACCCGCCACGGGAACCAATGCGCCGCCACCTGCAGCAGCGCCACCACCACACACACCAACACCGTCGCCCACACGATCGGATCGCGCATCGAAAAACCCCCTGTTTCGCTGTTCTGTGCTACCCTGACAATGCGGACCTTAACACGCCGGATCGCGCACCACGGCCACGTCGTAGACGTAGCTCCACCAGTGGGAGCGCGGATCCTGCACATAGCACGGGCCCCGCCCGCGCGCCGGCTCCGCGACCTGTACCCGCCCCGTGGGCGTCGGCTGCACCCGCACCCGGAACCGCCCCACCGCCACCAGCCGGATCACCGCGTTGTCGTTGAGTTGCTCAGGCATCGCCGTCCTCCAGCGCCGCGATCTGCGCGCACGCCACCGCCGTGCTGCTCGCCGCGAAGAAGACCAGCCCCCACAGCCACCACACCCCGCTGCCCAACAGCAGCGTCGCCCCGGCCCCCAGCACCCCCATCACCCCGCTCACCACCAGATTCGCCTTCGCCGCAGCACTCATCCCGCGCCTCCGATCACCATCCCCACCATCCCGCACCCGATCGCGATCGCCGTCGCCGCCCGCGGCTCGCACCCCACCACCTTAGCCAGCATCAGCCCCCCGATCAGGCACGCCGCCCCCACCAGCACCGCAAACCCCGCCTTCACCCGCTCACGCCTCACGTTCACCGCAGCCCTCCTCTGGATCCTCATACGCGCGGATCGCCTGCTCCAGCAGCCACGCCGCCTGGTCCTGCGGCGGCCGCCGCTCGAGATGCGCAATCTCCCGCAACCGCGCCACGTCCTCGTTCCGCAACCGGATGCGGATCAGCTTCGTGCTCGCTGCGAGGGTGAGTCGTTCCATCGTCTGCTCAGTCATCTCTGCCTCCATCCTGATCACCGCTTACTCTAGTAAGCACTATCATTGTATGGCCGCTTACAGTAGTAAGCGAGTGACATATGACACCCCAAACGGGTGACATATATCCTCCGTTTACCACAGTAAGCACTAACTCCTGTAGCATACGGGTATGATCATGGATTTCACGGAGTGGCTTAGAGAGCAGATCGAAGACCGGGGATGGTCTCAGAACGAACTAGCCCGACGCGCAGGGGTCACGTCGGGTTATGTGTCAATGGTTATGACTCAGGCACGGAAGCCAGGGGCTGACTTCTGCACAGGCGTAGCCCGGGCCCTAAAGGTGCCGGAGATCACGGTTTTCGTGGAGGCTGGCTTGATGAGCCGCACGACGAACCCCGAGGAGCTTACTCTCCGAGAACTGTACGCGATCCTGAGTGACCTACCGCCTTCGGAGCAGCGCGCCATACTCGCCGAGGCACGCGCACGCTATGAGGCAGCGCCGGCCAGACGCAGCGCGCCCGACCCCGCAACCACGTAGCGAAGTCCGCCGGCCAGCGGTGCCGGTCGGCCCAGAGGAGGGCCACGCAGATTACCGCGTGCAGCTTTCGGTAGAGAGGAGCAAGAAAAGAGAGCATAGAACCTCCGTTCTATGCTCATTATAGCCAACATCGCCGCCCCAATCAACCCGCCGGCCCGGGCAAATCGAGAGGAGATCCGCATGACCAGCTTTTCACGCGTCGGCCTGAAGATCATCGTCCACGATAATCGCGTCGAGATCCGCGACGGCATGCTGCCCTACGTCAAGAAGACCCACATCCCCTTCAGCAACATCTCCGCCGTGGAGGTCAGCAAGTTCACCAAGTCGCTAGTGATCCGCACCAACGACGGCAAGGAGCACAAATACCAGATCGGCGGCTTCGGCAAGGCACAGAAATGCCGCGACGCCATCGTCGCGGCCCTCTGAACTGACAACGGACAACGGGCAACTATTTCACAACTGCGCTGCCAGCTCCTGTATCTTCTGGAGGATCTCCGCCTTCGTCAAGTCGCGCTCTTCCGCCGCCTCACCGCCCATCCGCGCGATCCGCGAGCCCACCTCCCGATCGTCCAGGATCCCATACACCCGATCCATCACGCTCAGATCCGTGTGCATCAACGTCTGACTGATCGCCTTCCAGTCGCCCGGGTTCTCGGCCCGCGCCAGCAGGTGCGTCGCAAAGCCGTGCCGCAACTTGTGCGGGCTCAGGTACGTCACCCCCGCGAGCTCGCAGAGCCGCCGGAGGCCCGCATAGAACGATCGCGAGCGGTAGGGGCTCTGCAGCGTCGTCCCCTCCAGCCGCTTCACCCGCGCCCCGGTGATGTTCGGATACCACATCTCCTCCGGCTCGAGCTCGCTCCGCACCAGACCGTCCCACCGCTCCACCTCCTCCAGGAGGTCCGGGATCACCATCAACGAGGTCGTGGCGCTCTTGTCGAATTTCGTGCGCACGCCCAGATCCGTCCACTGGTGCAGCCGGCGGTGGGCGAGGTCCACCGCCTTGATCGGCAGCGTCACGAAGGCCCCGATCCTGGCGCCCGAGAGGAAGAGCATCGCCGTCGCCGCCTTGATCCGCCGCGCGTGCAGGCCCTGGTCCTCCACGGCGAGGATCGCCCGCACGTCCTCCAGGCTGTACGCCTGGTGCTGGACCCGGTGGCCCTTGGCGCGCGCCGGCCGCAGGCTCTCCAACCACAGGGAGCTGACCCGCCGGTAGCGGCGAGGGTGGGCCGCCGCCGCCCACTGGAAGTACACCTTCGCCATCGAGAGCCAACACTCCTGCGTCGCATAGGCCAGGGCCTGGCCATCGCGACGCTGCCGCGCCAGGAACTCCGGGTAGGCCGGGCGCAGCTCCGGCGCCCGCGTCAGCGGCTTGTCATCCGCCCACAGCAGCAGCAGATCCAGCGCCGACGCCCGCGTCTGCAGCGTGCGTCGCTTGTCCTGCTGCACCGTCCGCCGGTACTCCAGGTGCTCCTGCACGTCCTTCCAGTTCTGCCGTAGGATCACAGCGGAGCCGGCCTTTCATCCCACGTGCGGCCATTCAACTCCCTGCCGGCAACCTTCTTGCCTACGCGGAACATCCGTGTACCGTCAGCCCACGCGACTTGATCCCGCGCGTAGCGCTCCGCATGCTCAGGCAACAGCATGCCAACCTCCAACCAGTCTCCCCACTGCTTGAAGAAAAACGGCACACGGTCACTCCGGCACTGATTTCGCACAAGGCGAGCCCAATCAGGACGCATCGGACGTGAGCCGGCACCTGTCTCTCCGCCGACGATGACCCAATCGAGGTGCACGCCCGTGCTGGAGGAAGAGCCCGAGATGGCTCCGGCATACCGTTGTCTGCCGGTCAACGCGTTGACATAGGTCTCTTTGTTCAGCCTCACATCACGCAGATCCACAGGCCCAAGCATCGGCTCGATGCTCACAAATCGCACCGCCGCCGGGATCCGGAGCAGAATCGGGATGCGCTCGTCAGCGCGCGCCTGATTCTCCGCGGTGACGCCGAGCCAGACGTTGCGCGGCCATTCGGCAATCGATATGTCATCGCTGCCGGCCATCCACTGCGTAAACGCCAGCATCAGCTCCGGCCGCTTGGTCAGGATCATGAAAGTGTGACGGCGCTCACTTGCCATCACGCGCCATATCTCCCGCACCAATGTGAAGGGCACCGCAGGATGAAACATGTCGCTCATCGAGCAGACGAAGATCCGGCGAGGCTCCGTCCAGCGGCGAGGCCAGTCAAGCCGATCAGGAAACAGCTGCACCGTATCCGCAGATTGCGGATACCCCTTCCGTCCCGCAAAGCGCTCGATCATTGACAGGGCATAGCAGTTCTCGCATGCCTCACTCACCGGCGTGCAGCCCATCACCGGGTTCCACGTGGCGTCCGTCCATTCGATACGGCTGTTCTTTCCCATCATCCCACACTCCCATCCGGACTCTCAAACCTGCACACGTCCCCGAAGCACTGCGGACACGTCCCGTGCACCAGGAGCGCGCTCTTCGCCTCGGTCTCCGTCAGCGGCCCGCGCATCGTCACCACCACCTTGCAGCGCATACAGAAGCCCTGCCCCGGGCCCATCTCCAGCTTCCGCCGCTGGATCGTCGCCCGGGCCCAGGCTGCGAACTCCGTCCCGATGATCCACAGGTGTCCGTTGTGATCGCGCCGGTGGGGAGCCCCGGCCGGGATGTAGCTCTCATAGATCGTCGACCGGTGGCAGCCCAGCTCCCGCGCCAGCTCCGTCGGCCGGTACTCCATCGGCATCAACCCCGACAGCTTCACCCGCTGCGCGTGCGTGATCCGCGGTCTACGCCTCGTCATCCGTATCCCCCCCATACGTTAACCAACCATCCCCATCATAACACGTAGCCATGCGCAGATCTACCCCTCCCCGCACAGTGAGGATGCAGATCGGGCAGCGTCGCGAGGGATGTCACCATGTGACGAATGTCACCCTATCCACGTGACACTACTAGAACAGAGTAGAACACAACCTAACAATTCCGCCGATTAGTGGATTATCCGCTGTAAACCCTTGACAGATAGTTGATAATCGACTATACTAAGATTAATCAACACACACACAGGAGGCGAGAGATGACACAGCTAGTAGCCCACGACGGACAGACCTACGAGACCACCGTACGACTGACATCGGCAGACGTGAAGCGAATCACCGGGTTCAGCCCGAACAAGTCACGCTGGCAGGCCACCGTAGGGGCAGGCAAGCCGTTCAACGCCGACGACGCGGATTTTGCAGCGCTACAGCGCTACCTCAAACCCTACGTTCCCCGAGTGACGAACGCGGCAACCGACGCGCAGATCCGCTACCTGGTTACCCTGGGAGTGCAGCTCGAGGACGGGATGACCAAGTCCCGGGCCAGCGAGCTCATCGACGCAGCGCGCGGCGGCTACTTGGGCAGCATCGGTGGCACCTACACAGACGGCAGCAACTGAGGAGGCAAACGACATGAACCGACCGACCAGCATCCAGGTTAGTCCTGCGACTGACCGTCAGATCGTGGCACTGCGCGCAGCAGGCTTCGGCGGACTCACCGACATCGTCCGTCTCGCTATCGACCGGATGTATGCCCAGGAGATCCCTGAGGATCTCCGCTACGAGGTGCAACACACCGGGCGTCCGCTCGGGCCATCCGACGTCGCCGAATGGCACATCCTGACCACCGTCGATACTCTCACCGAGGCACAGGATCTCGAGCGCGCCGAACGTCGGGCGATGCACGAGCGCTGCGGGCCAGGAGCTTGGGACGACATGTTCCGGATCGTCCCTACCGCCAACACCACCATCGTGTATCACTATCGGTGTCAGGGGCCCGTGACCGGCGAGCGGCGTTGCCGAGACGGCGCCACGGCCTCCATCGTCCATCCGTGGCCGGCCGGCGAGCCGCGCCCGGAGGCCCAAACCCCCGCCGGGTGGTCGTCCCCGCATCTCTGTGCAGCATGTGCAGAGATCGAGACCGCCGCGATCGAACAGTATATCAACGAGAGCGCCTAGAATCACCCGACCCGGGCCCCTCGCGAGGGGCCCGGGTCGCCTCGAAATAGCGATTTTCCAAACTGGTCGGTTTTAGCCCTATGGTATACTAGGGGTTGTAGAGGCCGACGGTTCAAATCCGTCCGCCCCGACACAGTTCTACCGCTCACGGGGGTCCGGTTTGCCAGCGTCTGCCCTACGTCACCGTCACCTCCGCCACCTCGCTGTAATCGCTGTACCGTCCGGTTGCGTCATAAGATCGCAGCCGATACCAGTAGGTGGCAGCAGCCAAGTCCGTGTCGTGGTAACTTGTGACACCCACGCCTAATGTCTGAATCTCCACAAACCCCGCCGTAGCGCCGATGGCGCTCCGCTCTAAGGAGAACCCGACCTCGTTATGGCTGTTATCGGTCCAGCTGAGCGCTACAGTGGACAGTGATACACTAACAGCTCTGAGATTGCGCCAGCGTAGTGAAATCGGCGTGCGAAATGGCAGATACAGATCGCGACTGAGTAGCGCAATCTCGTTGGGCGTTAGCAGTCGGTCATAAACTAACATGGACTCCAGCAACCCGACGTATCCGTAGCCAACTCCCTCCTCGCGACCAAAGCGGAGATTGCGACCACTGGATATGATGGCCTTGATGTTTACGGAGGCGATGTACTTGCCGTTGCAGTATGAAGACACAGACCCGCCGCTGACATAGGTCAGTGCCAAGGTCAGATATCCTGCGCCAGCCCCCAACGTGGCACCAGCTGCCAACCCATAAATCGTGTTACCGATCACAATGCGATAGTACGTACCAGAGCCCTCCGATCTCGCCAGCCACCCAGTGTTGGCTCCATAGTTCAACGTACTAAAGAACGTGTGGTGAGTTGCAGCATTGCTAGGCTTTATTCTGAACAGCGTCGTGAAACTCCCGCCTGCGAACTGGAAGCGACTGGACTCGTTAGTGTCGATATAATTGCTGCTGGTAAATTGCAGTTCCGGCCCAGCGGAGCCGTAGGTCCAGGTTGGTCCGAAAGGCGTGCCAACGCTACCGTTCAGGGCGAGATTGTGCACCGCACTGCCCCCGCGCTCAGTGAATAGCCAAGCGCCGATCAGTCCCCGGCTCAGCGCTTGGCTGCGATATATCCGTGCTCGGCTGGGCTTAGTTGCCCACTGCATTACTGAATCTCCGGCACGATGGGGTCAAAGACGACGTGGCTCTCAACATCGTCGGAGTGCAGGGCTGCATTGCTCTCGTTCTTGATGACCAAGCTGCCGTAGCGCTCTGGCGGGGCAAAGATCCCAACCTCGGCAACTTGTACGGTCGCAGTCGCCTGAGCGGTGCACACGAAAACCCCGATGAAGACCAGTTGCTTCACGGCAGCGGCTAGGTTGGCCGAATAACCCGTGTATGCCGCATCCGCTCCGGTAACCCCGCCTGGGTTTCCCGTGCCAGCAGTGGCGTGCTGGCTCGGTGCCCAGTACAATTCGATCACGTCGCCAGCGGTGGGTGTAGCTGCCAACTCAAAGGCACAACGGACGTGATAATCAGAAGCCCGGTTCGCCCCGAGGTCCACTTTGGCGCTCTGTCGTGCTGCGCCGTCTGCAAGACTCGCCAGCGACACTTGACACTCCACATCTACGGCGCTCGCATGCCGCAGATCGTTAGCTGCCGTGGGGTTGAAGTCTCCCCCGAAATCTGCGAACGTGATCTGTGCTGGCAGCCCGTCGATCTCTTGAACCAATACCTTGTTTGCCATTCTAGCCTCCTATACAATTTCGGTAGCCGTGAGCTCTGTCGGAGCTACCGGTGCAAGATTCTCTACACTCAAATGCTCCAACGTCGCTTGTCTGCAGTCGAGGGTGTTGGCTGCGTTCGCCACGTCCCACGTCCAGTAGACGCCCACCTGCAGCGCAGCGGTCGTGTCCACGATAACCGGGCTGCCCGACTTCACGCTTATCTCTGATCCCTCGTCATAGTCGAACAATCCCGATCCCAACAACAATCCTGATGCGCCGTTGACCCGGCAGGTGATCAGAATATCGAAGTGCCAGTCCACGTCTGTAATCCCGCTTAACGTCGGCGTGACTGTTGCGAGTACGTTTGACCCCAACTCGATGCTCAGTGTGGGACTGGGGGTGCCCGTATCTCCAATTTGCCCCGTCAGGCGCAAGCGCAACACATCGCCTGATTCGAGCATATTGGCAGGGATTGTTTTGGACCCTCGTCCGACGTAGAGCAAATTAGTTTTGACGGTCGTGTTAGCCACAGTCCGTGTAACAGTCTGCGTGTAGAGTAAATTGACTGTAGCCGCACTAACGGGGTCTTCCCACGCTACGCTCCCCGAGCCATCAGCCGTAGCTACCTGACCATCCGTTGCCGCGCCACTGGTTAGGTTGGCAACGTCAAACGTCCCGCCGTCGCCAGCATCACCAGAGTGATCGTGGTCAGCCAGTGACCAACCTGCTGGCAGATTCCCGATCTGCACCCGCTTCTTGACGTAGAGAGCTCCTGAATCCTCAATCACGATCTCATCAGCGTCAACCGGCGTTGCCTTCTCCGCGATGGCGTGAATCTCGCCAGCCACGTTATCGTGAATTGCGTCAGCATCAGTGTGATCCAGGTCGGCGATGTCGGCCTCGACGTGATTGTGCGCTGGCAGGTCGTCTTCTTCAAGTGCCCTGAATGTCGGCGGAGCATCAGCGCCACCAACCGAAGGACCACCAAGAAAAGTCCCAGCAACCTGCTCGTCTAGCCCAAGCTCCTGACCGGTCAGGTCAAGCAATACATCCGCGTCAGCGTCTAACGCAATCGCCGCGTGATGGCTGTCACCACTACCCCAATCATCGGAGTGCCTTGCGCCGTGTAGCCAGCTTGCACGGTCGCCTTCCATAGGCATGCCGCGATCATCTCCGGTATAGCCCGGCATCGCCACAGCATACGTGTGAATGATGCCAACAGCATCAACCGCCTGAATCCCCATGTGCGCTATGTCACCGCAGGTATTCGGTATACTGTCCGTGTACGGCGAGCTACCCGGGCTTGCACCGGCGATTCCCGTGGCTGTCGTGTCGGCCTCGCCGTACAGCGCGCCGATGATATGTGCCTGTGCTGATAGAGACATGCCAACCAACATCTGGTCTGTGTCGGGTCCAGACCAGGGAGCTATCGAGACGATGTTAGGCGTAACCGCGCCTCCGTCACTCACCGTTGACCACTCGTCGGTGGTTGCGTGTAACCTGCCACCCGACACGCAGCGTTGATGGTCCACATCGGCAGGGTCAAACCACATAGTGTCCCCCCGAGAGGGACTTAGTGTCGTTTGCAGAACCACAACGCTACTATCTACACCTATGCGTGCTAGATAATACTCTATGCTGGTAGTCAAATACCGCGCATAGGCATAGCCAGAGCGTAACGGGTTCAGCATCAGGGGGCTGATAGATCCCAGTGAGCCTAGATTCACAGCTGTCCATGAACTACCCATGTTCGTGCTGAACCGCACCGTCGTTGATCCTCCTGCCCCTGTGCTCATCGAAACATATAGCTCGTCTCCACGAGCGCGAATCGAGCCTAGGGCGTAGAGCATTCCGTAGCTGCTCCCGTAGATCGTGGTTACATTCTGCCACGTATCGCCATAATCGTCGGAATAGACAGCCCGCGCCCTGTGCACGTATGTGGGGCCTTCATAACAGTGTGCGGTTGCCCACAATCGACCGGGGATCGTCGGATCGACGCAAAACCCTGGGATCTGCGTGCATGTTAGCCCGGTTAGCGTCGAAACATCGTCACGAGACAGGACGCCAACCCACGCGCCGCCATTCTCGCGGCGATACAGCCCGGTCGTCGAATTGAGCAAGACAAACTGCCGCCCCGCCTGATCAAACGGATCTAGCCAGAACTCACGACAGTCCGTCGCGGCCAATCCATCATTGACCGCCGTCCACGCCGGCTGTGTACTGGGATCGACAAAGTTCTCGGTATAGTACACACCGAGTGACTGCGTGGCTACATATATCCGTCTAGGCCAGGCCACTATACCACCCCCACCGGCGCGGTTGACGCCTCAACATACCCGCCGCTCGCCCACATCTCAGCACCATCGGCGAAATAGCCATATCCGTCGCCGCCGACTGACTCAGCGAACACGATGTTATCGTTGGCATAGCAGTCATCTTCATGTTGAGCATAGACGCCATACGCATCTCCTGTCGCGTTGGTGGCGCTGATAAGACATCCCTCAACACGCGCATCAGCCTCAAGCTCCACGCAGTAGATCGCCCCGGCGTCATCTTCACTGCGAATCACCGATAGTCTCTCAAGCACCGCATCAGTCGCCACGATCACGAGACCGTCCAGCACAGAGCCGAACCGCGACATCCCCCGCAGCGTCCCGTTGGCGACGGTCCACGGCCCGCCTGTGATCGTTACCGCCGGAAGCTCCACGACATCCCCTGCCGCCATCGCTGCCAGCGCAGCGGTCAGCCCCGCGCTGCTCGCCGCAAACTCCGCGACCGGCAAGCCGCCGCTGTCGAAGAGCAGGATCGTGTCGCCGCCTAGGCCCACTTGCTGCGTCGGGCTCGCGCCGGTGATGTCGATGCCCGGACCTTCCTGGATCTCTACCTCGTTGACGATGTTGATGTAGGTGGTCCCGCCCTCGCCGGCCTCCGGGTCAATCGTCGCCATCCCGGCGAAGCCCTCCAGATCGTCCAGCCGGATCTCCACGATCCGCAGCCGATCCAGCACGTTATCCGGAATCGACGTGCGCCCCAGGTGGCTCTGCCGCTCACTCACGCGTCTTCCTCGCTTTCCACGTCGTCCTGGTAGATCCAGTAGACCGGCTCGTTGGGCTCCTCGACCACCAGCGTGCAGCGTCCGCTCGCCGGGTCGTACTCACGTCCAATAACGCGCACCGTCCCGTCGTAGCCCCCAAACCCACAGGATGGCAGCACACAGCGGATCTTGTCGCCCAGGTCGTAGTCCCCGAAGCGCCCCGGTGCGTGGTCGGTCACCTCCAGGCTGAAGATGCGCCGCGGCTCGCTGTTCTGACTGAGCACGTTGCGCGTGTGCATCTCCAGCGTCGCCGTCACACTCACACCTGGGTAGACCTTCCCGGTCTCTCGCAGCCCGTAGCGCGCCCGGCTCGCGGCGTCCTGGCCCAGGACCACCGTCCGCTCGCTGCCCCATGTCTGCCCCTCGGCCACCGCCGCGTGGTCGTTGATAATCTGCCCCTGCTCGGTCAGGGTCAGCCCCTCGGCGGTGTTACGCCCCTCGACGATCGCCACGTTGGCGCTGAGGTCCCGCCCGGCGATCTGGTAGAAGCGCGCCTCGAAGCGGATATAGTCGCCGTCCACCCGTGGGATGAAGCGGAAGTCGCAGCGCTCCATCCGAGGGAGAGAATAGCTCAGCACGTACCACAGGCTCTTGTAGTGATAGCGCGGGTAGTGCGGTCGCCCGCCCTGCCAGATCTCCCCGAAGCGGATACCCAGCGGCTCGCGCGCCTCCGTCCGCCGCAGGAGCTCGCGGAAGATCTCGCCGGCGGATCGCTCATAGAAGCTGTCGTTCTTCCCGGTGCGCCGGTACTCAAGCAGCCGCTCGATCCCATACCCACTCACCGTCACCACGTCATCACCCCACTGGCGTGGCAGGTCTAACACCCCGCCCCACGGCGGCAGCCCCTTATCCATCTCCAGGTAGATGCGATTCCCGACCTGTAGGTAGTCCTCGCGAGCCTTCGAGTCACGTAGGCTCAGGCTTACTGAGGTGCGCCCTATGCCGTTCAGGATCCACGACACCGCTCCAACGTCAGGTGTCAACTCCGTTAGGATCCTTCCGAACTTATCCCCGATCAGCGTCCGCATTAGTAGTACCGCTTCTCCCACTTGACGGTCACCTTGACGCCGTTGGTGCCCACGTCATCGAAGCGCAGTGTGTTGCTCCCCGGCAGCAGCCGCAGCCAGGTCCTCCGCGCCGTGTTGAACGAAACCGCCTGGAACTGCCCCGAGCCGTCGGCGAGGTCCATCACCGTGCGCAGGTCCGTGTCAATCTCCAGCTCGCCGCCCACGTCCATCGTGTAGCTGACCGTGATCGCATCGCCGGTCGCCTGGTTGGTGATCGTCGCGGCGAGCGTGTAGTTACCGTCCTCCGCCCCCACCGTCACCAGCGGAACCTCGCCGGCGTTGAGGTAGACCGTCACCGCGCCGAACTCCAGGAACGATTCCGCAAAGGGCGCCGGCGTGCCGGTGGCAGAGGCCCACCGCATCATCGAAACGTAGTCTGCCGGACTCCAATCCACTGCCGCCGCATCTCCGAAGCCGGCCTTCCACCCAGCGCCCCCCTGGCTATGCCAGACGTTGGCGCTCGGCAACGGTTCATCAAAGATTGACCAACGATGCTGGTTCGTGTAATAGCTTGAGCTTCTTGGCTGGTACCGTAGGAAGAAGATCGCCCCATTGTCGACCAGCGATGAGCGCACCTTGCCGCCAGACCACAGAAGATTCACGACCCCGCATGGTTGGTACAGCGACCACGATTGCGCGACGTTGGACTGCAAGGCGGATCGCCATGCCCCTAACACCTCGTAGGGACGAGCTAGGTTAAACTCGGTTGCCGTGTAGCATCCGCTCGATCCGGCTAGCGTGATGGGATTGGCGTACTCCCACGCCCCAGGCCACGGTCCGCCTTGGTCGCCGAACTCCCCATCATACACCCACGTCTCATTGTCGCTGACTGCGGTATCGAACACCGGCGGGTAATTGTCTACCGGAGGAGCGGGTGGTGAGGTGTTGCCGTAGAGGATATAGATGTCGCGCTGGATCCACCACACGGCATCGGCGACGCTGTGATTGGCTGCCATCGTGCCCTTCGCTGCCCGCGTCACGCCGGTAAGCTGCCGATCGATGAGTGACCGGCCAGTGTAGACGAACGCCTCTGCCCCGATCAGCACCGTCCCAGCGTCGGGCAGCAGCGCCATCTCTACCTCGTCATCAAGGTCGAGGCTCGTCACTGTGTCGCCCGCGAGGAAGGCCGTGCGCAAGGCCAGCTGTGGCGCCCGCGTGAAATTGAGGTTGATCCAGACCTTGGTCGCGGAGGTGTTCATCGCATCCAACCAGCGGTCGGCCTCCATGCCGTCCGCTAGCACCCGCAGATCGTCGCCGTCGGCCTGCATCTTGCCCGCCGTCACTAGCGTCGCTGTGTCCAGCGTGATCATCACCGGGTACTGCGTCCCGGCGTTCTGCGAGCGCCACACCACCGGCACCCAGCGCCGGTAATCGTATCCACCGGTCTTGCCCGCCGTCGGCTCGATGGTCAGCACCGGGTACGCCTCATCCTCGCCGCCGTTGACGATCGCGCGCGTCTGCCCGGTCCCCGTGATCGCCCATGTGTCCGACGCGGGCGTGGTCCCGCGCCAGCGCACGTCCCCGTCGACCACCAGCGTGGCCACGAACACCGTATCGTGCGCTTGGTCACCGTAGACCCGCAGCTCCTCCACGGCCGCCTGCACGTACATCGCCACGCCGTCGTGGTTGCGGCCCACCAGCGTCTTGGGGCTCTCATCCTCAGGGTCGAACCAGCGGAAGAGCGCGCTGCGCAGGGTGTGCCGGCTCGCGCCCACAATCCGCACGATCACCGCCATGCGGTTCGGCTTGCGCACCAGCGTCGCGATCACCGGCCAGGCGCCCACCCGCTCCAGCGTCCGCATCTCAGCGGGAGGCAGCCGCGGCTCCGACCCCGGCACAAACCCGACCTCATAGTCCGGCGCGAACGTTACCCCATCGAAGCTGACTATCTCAGTGATCAAAGCTCACGCTCCCTCCGCTCCCCCTCGCAAGGTTTGGCTGCGCCCTTGCGAAGGGTTTCCCCTAACCGACAACTGACAACCGAAAACTGACAACTAGGTTAGTCCCTGCAGCTCCGCCAACAGCCCCCGCCGATCCTGCACCCCCTCCAGCGTCAGCCCGTAGATGATGATCTGCCCCAGCCCGCTGCGCTCCTCCGCGGGCCGCGGTATCACCGCCTGCGGTGTCATCAGCGAGCGCTCCGCCGACTGCATCAGCAGCATGCTCGCCTCCCGCGCCGCCCGCACGATCGCCGGCGTCGCGTCGAGCACGCCCTTGGCCACGCCCTCGGACCACGGCGCACCCACGAGATCGGCGGCCTTCTGGGACGGGCTCTTGCTGTGCAAGAACCCCCTCGCCGCCTCCAATGCTGCGTTCGCCGCGTCCCGCGCCGCGTTCTTGATCACCTCGAGCCCGCCCGTGATCCCCTTGGCAATCCCCTCGAGGATCGATGTGCCAATCGAGCCCCAATCCGTGTTGGCGAAGAAATCGCGGATCGCATCCCACACGTTCTCGCCGATCTCCTTGACCTTCTGCCATGCCTCGTCCCACACCTCACGCAACTTCTCGCCGAAGGCGCGCCAGTCTCCCTCGAAGGCCAGACGGAACGTCTCGAAGATCCGCGTCACTTGGTCCTTGAACCAGGTGAAGTGCTCCACGACCTTCTCCCAGATCTCCTTGGCCTTCGCCATGATCTCGTCGCCGTGCTCGGCCCACCACCGCTTGATATTCTCCAGAGCCGTGCTGATGGTTTCCTTGATGCGTTCGAAAGCGTCACTCACAGTCGTCTTGACCTTCTCCCAGATCTCCAGTGCCTTGGCCTTGACCTCTTCGCCGTGCTCGGCCCACCACTGCTTGATCGTGGACAACGCGTTCTCGACGATCGTCCGGATCCCCATGAAGTCGTTTTCCCAGGCAGTGCGGATCAGCGCCACCAGGGCAACCAGGACCAGGAAGGTCGCGATCACCGGCGCCGCTGCCGTGATCAATCCGAAGATAATTGGTAAGATCACGGTGGCAATCGTGACCCCCAACGCAGCCAGCACATCCTCAAGCTCCACGTTCTGCGAGATCCACTCAACGACCGGGCCCAAGACTTCCTTGGCCTTCTCGATGAACTCGCCCACAGTCTCCACGATGCCCGTCACCGTGTCGGCGAAGTCGTCACCGAACAGCATCGAAAGCGCGATCTTCAGCGCGTCGATCGGCTCCACTCCCACATCGACCATCCAAATGAAGTCGCTGACCACCTGCGCCACCCGCTCCACCGCCGGCGCTAGCGTCCCCTCCAGGATCTCCACCAGCGGCGGGACCACCTTGTCCGCCAGGTTCGCGAGCACCTCCAGCACCGTCGTCAGCGCCGGCATGAAGGCTGTCCCGATCTGGTCCTTCGTGTCCTGGAATCCCGCCTGCAGCCGCGCCAGCTTCGCCGTCGCGCTCTCCGTCACGTCGGGCATGCTGGCCGTGTTCGCCGCCAGCTTCTCCAGCACCACGTTCATCATGCCGGCCTGCTGCTGGGTCTTGTCCAGCGCGCTCGCCTCCACGCCGAACATCTGGGCCGCCCGCTCGGTCGCCTCCGCCTGGCTCACCTGGATCGCCAGGTTGTCCAGGATCATCGGGGAGAGCCGCCCGACGCCCGTCACCAGGCTGTCGAGCAGATAGCCCATGTCCTGCCCGGTGGAGGCACTGACTTTGCTGAGGTATTGCATCGCATCGGGGAGCTGCACCGCGAAGTCGGTGGAGACCAGGCTTGCGGCCTTATTGAAGCTCAGCATCAGATCGCGCTGCGACACCATCCCCGCGCTGCCCCGCTGCAGCGCCTCGAGCATCGCCTCGCCGCCGATCCCTGCGCTCTGGGCCAGCCCATCGAAGGCGGCGCTGATCCCCTGGACCGGCGCCGCGTCGATCGTGATCTTCGCCAGCGCCGCGCCCAGGCCCGCGACCGCGGCCGTGGCCGCGCCGATGCCGGCGATGGCCCCCGTGCCGATCGTCTGCAGGTTGCGCACCGCGTTCGACGCGATCCGCTTGACCGCGCCGTCGACCGTCCCGCGCGCCTTGTTCAGGTCGCCATCGAGCTTGTCCAGCGTCGCCCGGATCTCAACCTGTGCCCGTCCCAGCGAGGTGTCAGCCATGCCTCACGCCCTATCCTTCCGTTTGCGATGTGCGATGTTCAGATTCGGGATCTCCAGATTGCGCGTCATCTCCTCATGCTCCCGCTTCCGCCGCTCCAGCTCAGCGCCCTGCAATCTGCGCGCCTCCGGCGGTGCCAGCAACCGCTTCAGCGCCGGCATCGTCTTCGTCCGCGTCAGCGCCGCCACGTGCCACGCCAGCGCCAGGTCGCGCCGCTGCTCCTGCTCGCGCTGCCAGATCGCCGCCTCCATCACCGCCTGCGTCTCGGCGGGCGTCTGATCCCAGAATGGGAGCACCTCCACGCCGCAGCGCAGCGCCTGTTCCAGGAGCCGCTCGATGAACGGCCCCTGGTCTACAGGTTTGGGTCGTCGGACTCCTCGATCTCGTTGCTGTAGCCCAGCACTGCGCCGACGGCTCCCATCACCACCGCCGCGGTCGGTCCGAAGCCGGCCTGGTCCATCACCTCGAGCGCGTCGTCCATCCGGAGTGGGGGGCCGCCCTCGCGCGCATCGCGCCGCGCCGCCTGCATCCCCGCCAGCAGCAGCTGCACCATATCGCCCAGCCCGCTCTGCCCGTTGGCAAAGCCCTCGGCGATCGCCAGCACGCTGCGTCCGGTCTGCTTCTCCACCGTCATCAGCGCCCGGTTGGTGAAGAGCACCGTCACGTCGCGATCCGGCAGCTGGATCACGCCCTCTCCCCTGGCTCCTGGCGGCATCAGCTCCCCACCTCTTCCCAATCGCCGTCGATCGTCAGGCTGACCGAGATCGTGGCCGGCCCCTGATCGGGATAGCCCCGGCTGATCGACGTGATCAGCGCGCTCGCCACCTCAATCACGACGCCCTCCTCCTGTTCCGCCACGAGGATCAGCTCCCCGTTGCGCTTCGCGGCCTTCAGGGCCTGATAGCTGGCGTCGTCCGGCACGTACAGCGCGTCCAACGATACCGTCGACCCGTAGCGCCCGGGGATCACCCGCCGGGCCCGCCCGGTGTCCTTCGCGCTGACGTCGACCTCCTCGGTCGTCTCGTCGATGGTCATGTCGCGTTGCGAGCCCATCACCTCGTAGACCGGCACCGTCGGCGTCCCGGTGTTCACCAATAGCAGTACATCCGTTCCGTTCATCGCCATGTCCTTCTCTCCTCTCCCTCTGCAACTGATAACTGACAACTGACAACCGACAACTAGATCTCCCCCACCACCATCCGCACCGTCACCACCCTGCCGTAAGCGTCCTGCTCATCCGCCGCCATCGGCCCGGAGCACTCCGCCAACACCCACACAAACCCCGCGATCGTCAGCGCCTGCCGGTGCAACAGCTCCCGCACCCGCTCCGCCATCGCCTCCACCACCTGCGCGC